CGGCGGTACGCGGGAGCGTCGGCGGCGGCCAGCACCTCGGGGCGGTAGGTGCGTTCGAGGTAGGCCGATCCGACATTGCTCGACGCGCGGAGGATGCCCACTTCGAGGGCTTCGGGATTGATCGCGGACGCGGTGACGTGGATCGCGGGCGCCTCGGGACGAGCGGCTCGGCGGCATTCGAGTTCGACGCGATCGCGATTCCACGATTGGGCAATCGCGCTCGCGCGAATCGTCGCCAGGGCCTGCGGCTCGACGCGGTTCTCGAAGGACGCGAGCACGGCGGCGGCTTCCTGCTGCTCGCGGGCGGCGGCCATCGCTTGAGACACGGCGGAGGCCACGATGGCGGAAACATCGACGGGCGGCGCGGCGGCCTGGATCGGCTTCGCGGCAGGCGGGGCCTGCTCGGCGTCGTAGGCCGCGCGGAGCGTCGCGGATTGGTCGGCGGTCAGTTGGGCGGCATCCCACCCCTTGGCAACGAGCCACTGTTCGTACGTCATCGGATCACCTCGGTAGGATGCCGCGACGGAAGCGGCGGTACGGCCGTCCGCGCCAATCGCGACGAAAGAGACTTCTCGGAGTTCGCCCGCGCGGACGATAACCGCGGGGCCTGTGAATTGGCGGCCGTTGGCCATGGCGGTGGCCCCGGCGTCGACTTGCTCGATTCGGCTCGGCGAGACGCCGACGGACATCTGCCAGCGAAACCCATTGGCTGCGAGGGCGGTCACTTCGCTCGCGGCTTGTCCGACGCCCGACACTTGGCCCGATACGCGGATCGAATCGGGGCCGATGGCCGCCACGCCGTGGCCCACGATCTGCGAGGGGTCGTGCTGATAGAGGAACGGGATGGATTCACTGGCGGCGGTCAGGCCCGCGAGGTCGATCACCACGGGCTGGCGGTAATTGGCCTTCATGGCGCCGCCGGTGTAGGCGGTGCCGGAGAACTGCTTGAGCTTCTTTTCGTCGCCGCCCATGCCCATCTCGGCTTGGACCCACTCGACGGGCGCGGCGGCCAGTAGGATCGTCTCGTCACGCATCTGCGGCGGTCTCCTCGTCGCTGGTGTCGTCGGCCATGTCATCGTCCTCGGCGTCGTCGGCGGGCCGCTGCGTCCCTGCGGATTGATTCTCCGCCGGCGCTCCGCCCGCCGCGAAAATGCGTTGGCGAAGGAGCCGCTGGTATTCGGGGACGGTCACGCCCAGCGAGCGAGCGGCGCGGGCGAATTCGGCTTCCCAGCGGCGGCCGCGGATCGCGAGTTCGCTCGGGAGAGACGTTAGGCCGTTGGCAAGGTCGATCTGCGTGGCCTCGGCTTCGAGACGCGGATCCACGTGGGCGAATGGCGGCCAGTCCCACGAGGATCGCAGCGGGCCGTCGGGACGGCCGGCGAACAGGCCAGGGGTCAGCAGGGCCTCGTCGAACCAGGCCGCGAACAGTCGGTCGAGGATTGAGCGCTCGCAGGCCACGCGATCCACGCCGATCGCGCGGTGGTAGGTCTGATGGTCGAGCCGGCCGGAGGAGTAGTTGAGCTTCGAGGAGTCGCCAACGGCGATCGAGTACGGCATGTCCAAACATCGGGCGATTTCGCGGAGCACCGTCGAGGCGAATGCGTCGTGCGTCGTCGTCGGTTGCTCCGCCTTGAGTTGCTGCACGTCCCAGCCGTCCGGCAAGGTCATCATCGTGTTGCGCTGGAGGTCGATCAGGTCGTACGGATCGACCGACGCGGGGTTGATGGCGGGGCTTGTGGTCTTGAGGAACAGGCTCATCATCGCCGCCACTTCGGCGCTGGTCAGGACGGCCAGCGTGTAGCGGCGGAGGATCGCATAGAGCGGCAGGGCGGGCGTAATCTCGGGGATGCCGCGCCGCTGGCCGGGGCGGTCCTGCCGGAACCAGTGCAGCACGAATTCGGCCGACACGTCGCGGTAGGTCGGCGCCGTGTAGAAGATCTCGCCAGGGTGGTCGTCGAGGATCGTGTAGGTCGTCGGGTTGCCCGCCGCGTCGTAGGTGATGCCGTCATTGTATCGCCGCTGGATCTCGCCGCCCGGATACGACGACGGGCCGGTGGAGTAGCCCACGAGTCGCGGGTCGGTGACGCGGTCGCATTCGATCGGCACGAGGTCCAGCTTGACACCGTTCTTGATCGCGGGGTTCGTCGTGAGGAGCCCGAACACCTCGCCATCGCGGGCGCGGGCTTCGCGCATCGTGCGGAGCTTGCCGGCGAGGTCGACGGCTTCGGACCACTCGCCAAAACGGTCTTCGCACTCGCGGGCGAAGTCCGTGTCCTGGTCGATCGCGAGCGTCGGGCCGGTGCCCACGCAGTGATAGGCCAGCGTGCGAACCATGCCGTTGGCGTAGCTGTTGTTCGCGGTCTCGTACCGCGAGCGGCGGCGCAGCGTATCGCGGACCGCTCGGGAGTTGGCGGACGCGGCGGATAGGTTGTCGGCGGCGGCCCAGTGGTTCTTCGTGTCTTGCGATAGGCCGGCGGCATCGTAACGGGCGAGGAGCTGGGCCACGGCGGCCGCGCGGGCTTCGCGGGCGTCAACCTTCGCTCGTGCGGATTGTCGATCGCCGAGGAGCCAGCGGAGCATCATTGCGCCCCCGGGGGGACGAGACGCGACAGCAGGACGCGCGGAGACTGAGCGGCGGCGGCCTTGGCGGCGAGGTACTTGTCGGCCTCGATCACCTCGGCGACGGTGCGGGCCTTCACCCGCTGGTCGCCGTTTTGGACTTCGGCGGGGCTCGTCGCGGCGGTCGTGATTTCGCTCGATAGATCGCTCATGCCCGTCACGATATCGACGGGCGGCGAGAGGTAAATGCGGTTAGGCTACGGGTGGCCTAATCATCGCCGAATAGCGACCGCGTGCGGGGCTTGGCCGCTTCGCCAACGGGCAAGCAATGCGGCGACGCCCACAGCCTTTCCCGCTTTTGCTGGTGGCCGCCTTTGCTCTTGTCTTTTCTCACGTTGCCCATGCCGCCCTGCAAGTGACCAGCCGCGAACCACTCGTGCACCGTCCAGCCGTGGGCTTCGAGTTCCGAGTGCTCGGTGTCAAACCCGGCGAGCACAATCCGATTGAGCGGGTTCGCGCCGTTTCGCGCGCACCACTCGCGGACATCGTGGGCCACGCTGCCGGATTCCATCGCGTAAAGGGTCATGTTGCGCCCGGCTTCGGTCGAGTAGGGCGGATCCAAGAAAAACGCGCACGGGCCGTGGCCTTGGCGTATCGGCAGCGTGTGGGCCGCGCCTGTGGTGCAGACTCGGGACCAATCGCCGTTGATAATCCGAACGTGACGCAGGCGGGCCGACAGCCACTGGAACCAGCGGATCAATTCGGGCATCGCCATGGCATGGAACTCGTTGCCGGGTTGGTCGGACAGGACGCCCGGTTCGCGGGCCTGCGGCCGGTTGACGCCTTTGCCGTCGTTGCCGATGTCCGGCCGGTCGCGAAAGACGCCCGGTTCGCGGGCTCCGGCGTGGTTGACTCCTCGGCCGTCGTCGCCGATGTGCGGCAGGTCGCGGGCGACGCCCGGTTCGCGGGCTTGCGGCCGATTTACGCCTTTGCCGCCCGAGCTGATGTCCGGCAGGTCGCGAAAGACGCCAGGTTCGCGGGCTTGCGGCCGGTTGACGCCTTGGCCGTTGTCGCCGATGTGCGGCCGGTCGCGGGCGACGCCCGGTTCGCGGGCTCCGGCGTGGTTGACTCCTCGGCCGTTGTTGTTGATGTCCGGCCGATTGCGGCGGACGCCAGGTTCGCGTTCAACCTGTATGTCTTTCCATTTGCGGATGCGTCCGGTAACTGGGTCGGCGGTCCACGGGGCCGCGCCGTCGAATGCGCCGATCTGCACGCACGTCCCCCACAGCCACCAGCCAGCGATTAGAGGGTCGCAGTAATCGTGGGTGCCCGCCAGGAGTTCGAAGTTTTTGTTCTTGCGCCAATTGAGCACGTGGATCTGGCGGGCGTTCTTATCGAGTTCGGAGACCGGCCAGCTAGCGTGCCGGGCGGTCTCCTCGGGGTGATATTGCATCGCCCGCCATGCGTTAACCACGAGTCCGTCGAGGTCGTTGACG